GAAATTCTAACCCAATACCAAAAATAATGACCTACAGATATTTGCGTAACCTACGCGACAGCAAAGCCCAGAAAACCAGCAAACTCGATAACCTTAATCTAACTAAACCCCCATTTAAGAATAAAGCCGACTATCGGGAATGGTGCAGTAATAATAATACTGACCACGTATTCTATTCTTGTGTCGAAGGACGCGCACCTTCCAAACGAGTCAGCAACGACAACCCCGTCCATAAAATACACGGTGTAGTAGGCGACTACGATTCACCTATTGATTGGAAGTCTTTCCGTAATAAATTGGCCAACGCCTGTGCGGGTATCCCCCTCCCTACGTGGGCTAGCCGAACTCATAGCGGTTACCTGCGATTAGTTTGGGAATTTGATTCAGCGATACCGATTGACCCCTCTATGTATGACTCGTTTATGGATTACGTAAACAAGTCGCTGAAGATGGACAAGCTCTTCGCTGGTTTTGATAAGACTTCATTGAAGCCTAATCAATATTTTGAGTTAGGCGAAGACTGGATTAAAACAGGCGACGCGACCCCGACCGACGTAATCCATGCTTGCCTGTCGAAGGCGGTGTCTTCTAAGCCGCCTGAATCTTCCGATACCTCAGTGCCGATAGATGTCGTCGCGCCTGAAGTCGAATCCCGATTCCCGAACCGCTGGTTCGGTGAATTTGAAGTAGGGGCCAGAGGGCCGTTGTTCTGGATCGATGATGGGATCGACCGAGACGGTTGTCAGGTCGTGGAGGATGGTGTTGTGTGTTACAGCGACCGCGCTGGTAAAGGCTTTATGAGTTGGGGCGATATCTTCGGAAGTTCGTTCGTCAAAGACTACGAGACCAAGAAGCTGTCTACCCTACTCGACGAGTACTGGTTTAATGGCAAGACCTTCTTCAAGCTCCTATACGGAAACGCCGTGTCGATACCGAAGGAGCAACTCCTTCTAGAGCTTCGACAAGCGGGGTTCTCTGTCAGGGTCAGGAGAGGTAGAGCGATCAGCGAGGTGGAGGAAGCTGTCCTGACAGTTAGTAATAATAACCGGATCGATGAGATTGCACCTGTGGTGTTCTCAAGCGACCGCATTGTGTCCTACAACGCCAGCCGTATCCTCAACTGCTCTAACCTAGTTCCGGTGGAGCCGGACTCAGACGGAGATCCATCGAAGTGGCCATTCCTGCACCAATGGCTGAATCAGCTATTCGTGAATAGCTCAAAGAACTCCGCCTTAGATTATTTTTACTCATGGTTGCAGCGTTTCTACACTGCGGTTTTGGATAGGGTTCCCTTACAGGGACAAGCTCTGCTGCTGGTCGGGCCGACAGGCCGTGGCAAGTCGCTATTGTCGAACAAAATTATCAGTGGCCTTGTAGGTGGTTTCTCTGATGCGTCTGACTACCTGTCAGGTCAGACGAAGTTCAACAAAGACTTAGGTCGTGTCGCCTCATGGGTTATTGACGATACGACCTCGGCAGCTAGCTTCCAAGACCAGAGACGTGCGACCGAACTACTCAAGCGTGCGGTAGCCAATCCGAGAGTCGAGTATATGGCCAAGTATGCGGACGCCATGTCTATTCCTTGGACAGGACGAGTTATCTTGTCGCTGAACATGGACGCAAACTCACTGTCAGTGATCCCGTCTCTGGATACCAGTAACCGCGATAAGCTCATGGCGTTGCTTATAAGCGACAAGTCCACAAATAGTTTTCCGGCTAACTCTCAACTAGAGGCTACCATCGAACAGGAGCTGCCTCACTTCGGTAAGTTCCTCCTCGACTGGAAGGCTCCTAAAGAGGTAGAGGACGTTGGTCGGTTCGGCGTTAAGTCCTACATCGACCCCACCATCGCGGACGCCGCCTACGACAACAGCAGTCGCAGTTCAATCGCGGAGTTGGTCGAGTTCTTTGCCAAGCGTTGCCGTGAGCTTTACCCCGATATGGGTAAATGGAGCGGGACTCTGACTGAGTTTCAGGTGATGGTGCATGAACTAAACAACGGGCGCGATGTCGGTTCTTCTCGTAATCTGGAGTTCTGCCGACGAGGTATGATCACTCTGGAAGAAGCGAGCCGTGTTAATAACAAGATCCGGCCCGTCATGTCCCAAGGACAGGGCGGTGGCAAATTGTGGAGCATTGACCTCAGTGAGAATTACGATATAGGTTATGCAGCGGATGACAAACGAGGACATTCAGATAAAGAGGCAGGAGCTTTGCGGTGAATTCTGGTTAGACCTACGTGAAGCAATAGAGGCTGTAGGAGGAGACTCATCTACTATAGACCTCTATGCGGATGCCCCGCTGAGTGAGTTTATCGAACTCGTCGCGCCAAACGGAATAAGGCCCGTCTTTAAAAAGACGGGTCATATTCACCACAAAAAACTACCGCCGGAGGAAGAATGACTCGAAAGCGTCGGGCCGACGGGTCTTCTTAATCTCGATGTTGTATCCGTCGGCCTTGAAGCGGAACCCGTCTTTGTCGTGAGTGCCTCTCTTGTTGAATCGTTTTTTGTGGATGATCGTCTTCTTAGGAGTCCAACCACAGAGCCATACCTTCCGCAGACCTTTGTGGACTCGCATGAAGAAGTATACGTCGGCTTCAAACTTACTGAACTTGGTGCTGACTACCGAGGCGTTGTAGTCCAGCTTAGGAGGGGTGTTGCAGCTCTTGGCCTTAACGTCAACCTTCAGACCCTTGTATTCGTAGTCGTGGGTAAAGGACTTGTCGCCGACGTAGTCGAACTGCTTAAAGGTATTCTCGAAAGCGACCTCACCTAAGAAGCCGGTCATGTTCCCTTTGCCGTTCGTGAACGATGTCCTCAACTCACCTAACGCATCAGATCTACGACACGCTTCTGCGACATCTTCTGGCGTAGGTTTGTAGAGTATGAAACGGCTCATTATTTGCGCTTACGCGCTTTCTTCAGGAGCCTTTTTTTGCTCCTGTATCTCGCGGTCTTCTCCGCGATCTTTTTTGGCTGCTTGACGTGCTGCTTACCTTTCCGCATACCTTCACGCTTCTTACGGCTGGTTCGGGCATACTCTTCGTCAGTCAAAGCCTCACGCGCAGCCTTTGGCAAATACCGCTCGCCCGTTTTGAGCGACGGCTTACCAGACTTGGTTCCCCATTTCTCTCTCGTCCAGTTGTCCAGAGATCTCTGTGAAGCTTTCTTAGGCATTAGTAACGAGATTTGGTTTTAGATCGTTTACGGATAATCTTCTTAGCCTTCTTCTTGGTAGACGGCTTAGTGTGTCCGTAGCCTTTCTTCTTCATGGCAAGGTGCTGCTCGTAGGTGTTAGCCTTGTAGCCTTTGCCAGACTTATCATACATCATGTGTGGTTTGAATTCCTTCATTAGTCTCGGTAGCCTCCTCCGGCTTTTTTGTATCTTGCTGCTAGCAGTTGTGCTTTTCGTGCGGACCATTGACCTGCTTTACCGCCTTTGGTCCCTGCTTTGATTGCTCTAAATAGACGCTTCCTCATCTCAGGCTTCGTGTAGTTGCCTGCTTCATTTACTTTGGATTTGCTTTTCTTCTTCTTCATTCGTTCACCCTCTGTTCTACTCGTTCTGCGAACGACGCTTTCTTCTTCGCTTCCTCTTTCAGAAGGTTAGCGAGAAGCTCCATTCTGGATGCTACGCCTGAGCCGGATTCTTTAGCCGCCTTGTATTCGTCATTGTCGAGAAATTCTTTAGCGGCTTCAGTGAATTTACCTTCCCTGATGTTCTCCATCGTTTTAGGTGAACCAGACAGGCCGCCCCTGTAGACAGAAGAAATAGCGGCGTCCTGAAGGTCTGGAGAAAGGTCGAAGAACTTGTCGCCAAGCATATCTGATTTAATCGCACGCGACGCTTTGTCGGTAATCGATTTCATCATCATGGCTTTGGCAGTTTCTTCAGTGACTGACTTACCGGAAAGATCGGCTTTCTTCGCGATACCGCTTTTACCCATTGTAATCTTGCCAGTGTAATAGGGCGACTTCTTGTAAGCGGCGTCACTGCCGTCACCAATGAGGCTACCGTAGCCGATAGTCCAATACCCTTTGGAGTCTTTGTAGGGCTTGGCGACGAATCCTTCTTTGCTTTTAACCTCTTCTGCGAGCTTTGAAAAACTGTAAGGCTTTTTGTTTGGTCTAACTAATACGGGGTCTGGCATTACTTTAGGCGTTTAAGGATTCGTTCGTAGGCGGGAAAGAAGACCTCGTCGATACAGCGGACGCAGGCTTCTTCTTCAAAGTTCTCGCAGAACGAGATACCAGCGATGTGGAAGGCGGCGTGTAACATTTCATGGCGTAGGGTCGGGATGATTTCGTGTTCTGGTAGATTTTTATGTAACTGGATTATCCGCTTCTCATGAAGATACTGACCGTAGCACCCCTCTAACTCAGTCTTCTGGATCTTGACCCTCTGACCTGCAATCGTGACTGATTTTAGGGATTTCACTTTCTTGCTCTGTTCCTTGATTTGCTGAGTAGTTGTAAGTTTCTACGTGAGTTGTTTCTCGGATTACCGTCTTTGTGGTCAACGTCCTTACCGTTCACACGCTTGCCTAAGATCTTCTTCATCTTACGGCGTGCGCCGTTACGGCTAGCCCGATTCTTTTTCTGCTCCGGCTTGCTGTGGTAGTTGTCGTATTCTTTTCGGTAGTTCCTCATGCGTTCTTAAAGTAGCTGGTGATCGCTTGTGCGTATACGTCGGCCAGTAGTGAGTGCTTTACGTCAAAGAGAATCCATTCCTTTGGGCAGCTGCCGAAGAAAGGTTCGCAGATGACGGCTGGTGGCGGTACGCTCCTCAAGAATCCTCCCCCGCGACCGTCCGATTCAATCGGCTTGATTCCTCTGTCCGACTGCACCTTAAAGGTCTCGGCGTGGGCTTCTCGGAAACACTCAGCCAGACGGCGACCGTTGTCGCTGGTGTGGTAATGCAGGTATTCGTATCCCTCTGCTTTCGAGCTTGAGTAGCTGTTGAAGTGCAGTTCGATTGCGATGTCGCACTTCTCCTTCGCAACGCTTTCGCCCAACCAGTCCATCGCGCCGCTGTAGCTCTCCGACGGGTAGTCATCGAACACAACGGACTGAACTCCTTGGTGACGCAGGTGGCTCTTTAGCAGGTCTGCGACCTTCTTGTTGTAGGACCACTCGTCCACGCCGCCGACGGACGTGGCTCCTTTGTCGCCGATCCGGCTGTGGCCCACGCAGATGGCGACCTTCTTGAGATTCTTAACCTTCTTACGCTTTACGGCTTTAGCCGCTTTGTAAGCGGCCACAAGTTCTAAGATCTTGTCGAGTATCTGGCTTGGACTCATTTACCGATGATGATTGCGCGACGATATGAATAATCGCTGTGGAACTTCTGGCCTCGTCCTTTTAGCTGGCCTTCTTTAAACTGATACGTGACGCCGTCAACCAGCGTCACCGTCGGAGGGTCGAGCAATGCGCTCTCGTTCAAACTTGAGTCGTTTCGCCAAGCGTTCGATCCGCAGCTTGGCAGCAGGAGAGCCATCAGCGGCAAGCTCGTCAATGTCGTCTTCCAGCTCATAAACGTAGCGTCTTCTTTTCCAGTTAATCATAGCGACGTATGCCTTGATTAACTCAGTGAGCAACCTAATCACTTATCCTTAGCCTTGAACACGTTGAGCGCGAGCCAGTCGATGATCTTATAGGCTTTACCGATGAAGGTATCGTCCTTCGGTGTAGGGGTGAGGGCAGCGATAGCTGATGCGGCTGCGATGACGGCGGTAACAACCCCGAAGAGCTGTTCTTTGTTTTCGATGATGTAGTCAATCATTTTTCTTACGGTTACGGAATTTCTCAACTGCTGTTATAGCAGAGAGGACGGCGATGATCAAGCCAAGAAAAGCTGAGACCATCTGGATGATTACGTTGATATTTTCAGGCAGCGTAGACATAAAAACGAAGATGGATGCTAGGATGCCGGAGATTGGGTGTGTGAGGTGTTGGAACATTGGAGTTCAATAAGTTAGGTGTGTTGATCGGTTAAATCTGCGGGAATGTTGAGAAATCTGCTTCGGTAACTGTATAGTTTGTTGATACCCCTGCCTGTGTGTCGGCGGTAGCGATCATGGTGTTGAGGTCTGAAATATAGTCTGCCACGGCTGTTCCGCCTCCTGCCCCGCCGTATGTCCATACGGTCATAAGCACAAGCTCTCCATCTACGATTATGAATGCAGGGTTACCACTGTCTCCGGTAATTTTATTCTCATGGAAAATGAGCCTGTTGGGGTCGGTGGGCTTCTGCATACTGCCGCCGTAATTCCAGTCAATAACGAGGGCTTTTTCCTCTTGGTCTAAACCAAGGCAGGCCGTCTTAACCTGTTCGTTGGCTAAGTAGGTAGTGTAATCACTAGGCATCACAGCGCACGGCTTGATCGTAGACGGAAGATCGCTGTCTAAAGTATAGATCGTTAAGTCTGGAAAGTGGGGTCTGTATTCAGGGTGTCGGGCTTTTCCGGCCACCGTGCGGTCATGAACCGTCCCATCTTTCGCGACAAACCTAACGACTGCGCCTACAGAATACTCGTAGTGCGACGCTCCGATGACGTGCCTTGGAGTCACCAGTGTCCCTGCTCGTTTATGGCCACCACTACTGTTCCAAGGGGACGCGCACGTAATATCTAGGTCTCCGCACCACAAATCAGGGTTTCTGACATAGGTGGAACTCGCGTGATCCTGAGAAGTAAATATCTTTCCGTTGACCTCCATGCTCATGGAATCATTAAGCAAATCGTCGATTTGCTTAGAGCAATGGGTAGATAAAGAGATTTGCGGCTCAGACTCAGGTAGCAGCTCTTCGTCTTCGGGTTTAAGGGATGCCCATTCTTCCTCAGTAACGATGGATAGAACTCCTTGGTCGATATAAGGCTGAAGGGCAGCAAGGTCATCAGCGGTCACCCGCCATGTCTCAAGCTGAAGCATTAGTTGACCACTACCGTCAGTGGTGGTTAAAAGTTCTTCGGCTGGTGGTAGACCGCGCAGGGTGGAGGCTTTAGCACCGCCGATGGGATACCCTCTGCTCTCATCAACGTAGCCAGAGAGGGCAGGGTAGGATTCCGGTGTGGCGAGGAAAAAAAACCATCCGGTGTCCAACTGATCCTGTTGGAGTTCAGTTAGTGGTTCGTCGATGTAGTCTTCTTCGGGCATGTTACTGGATGACGTTGTTAATTGATATGGCCCAATTCTTAGATTTAAGGTTGGTGATTGCCGTGGCGGTAGCGGATGACAACGTGGTTCCGTCATAGTCGATGTCGATGGTGTTGTCTGATAGCTGAGTGCCTCCGCTTGCCCCTGTGTTTGTCCCGTAGACTCCGCTGGCATCGATGGAGGTGAGGATGTTTTCCACTGACTGAGCGGTGAGGGA